TTCAAATCAAATCCCATTTGAATTACAAACAACACTAGAAAGTACATTTAATAAAGCAATGGGTACTAATGAAGATGGATATGAAAGATTAATTAAATTTGCTTTAGAAAAAGTAATAGATCATGTTGAAGCAACTCCTGAAGATGAATACACACCATTAACAAAGGAAATGTTTGATTTTGAGTCTGAATTTGAAGATGAAGAAGATTATGGAGATTTTGATGATTACTATGATGATGAAGAAGATGATGACTATTATCAATAATGCCTAAGAAAAGAAAATTAAATAGTAAAAATCCTAAATACTGGCCAGTTGATAAAACTGAACAGCCTATCGTTGAAAGAGAATTAATTAATGTAATTTTAATTCCTGATGGGAAAAAAGTAAGAAAAGTACCTGTGTACGCTGCTTTTGAAAAATAATTAAAATTTACTGAAGACTTCCGCAAAGGGGTTTGGCTTAGCCAGATCCCTTTCGTATATTTACCCCGTAAATAATAAAAACAATAAAGGTTATGCTAAACACACAAACAGTTAAAAATTTCAGAGATGATTTCCAAACAGCAATTTTCGGATTAGAAAAGCAATATGGTGTTCAAATTTCATTAGGTACAATTAGGTTTGATAAAGATCATTTAAGAACTAAAATGACAGCTCGAGTTGGTGAGCCAGGTCAAAGAATTAAAAAAGAAGAATTTAAAGTAGGTGATATTGTGAACATTGTTCATAAAAAAATGGATCCTACAAGAGAATTTAGAGTAATCAAAATCATGCAGAAAAATATTAAGGTTGAAAGTATGTCTGGTATTGAACAACTTAGAGTTTCTCCAAGTCTATTAAAAAAAGCTTAGTATGGAGATATTAAGAGGATTTGTAAATGACATGCGTGCTACGAGTAGTAGCACGCAAAAAGTTGCGATTATAGCGCAAAGTGATGCGTTTATACATAAGGTATTAGAATATACATATAACCCCTTCAAACAGTATTTTGTCACAGGTAAAACGTGTAGGAAGAATTCTAATTTATTTAAGTATAATACTTATCAAACTATATTTGAGTTATTAGATGACTTAAGTAGTAGAAAAATTACAGGACATGATGCAATTGCTGCTGTAAATGGTTTTCTTATAGCTACTTGTAATAGTGTTAAAGAACAAGAATTAGTTTTAAGTATTATTGATAAAGATCTTAAAATTAGAGCAGGAGATAAAGTTATTAATAAAGCAGTTCCTGGTTTAATTCCTACGTTTTCAGTTGCATTAGCTCAAGAATATAAAGGTAAATGTGATTGGGATGATAGATGGTATGCTTCAAGAAAATTAGATGGAGTTAGATGTTTGGCTGTGGTAGATCAAAATGGAGATTGTACATTATATTCTAGAATGGGTAAAGAATTAACTACTTTAAATAGAGTAAAAGAAGCTATTGAAAATACAGGTATTGTTAATTATGTTTTTGATGGTGAAATATGTTTAATGGATGAAAATGGTAATGAAGATTTTCAGGGTGTTATGAAACAACTTAGACGTAAAGATCATCAAATTGAAAATCCTATATTTATGATATTTGATATGATTCATAGATGGGAGTTTAATCAAAAGAAAGGTGATACTCCATTAACTGAAAGATTACGTGCTTTAAGAGCTTGGCAAGGTGGTAGGTTTACAGATACATCAGTATTACGTTATGTAGATCAATTCCAAATAAATGATGATGATCATTTTGAAACATGGAATAAATTATCAGCTGAAAAAGGTTGGGAAGGATTTATGTTACGTAAAAATGTAGGTTATGAAGGTAAACGTAGTAAAAACCTAGTTAAAGTTAAAAAATTCCATGATGCTGAGTATGAAGTATTAGGTTGGGATGTTGATACACATGAAGTAGTTAGAGATGGTAAATCAGAATCTATGACTATGTTATCACAAGTGTGGATTGAGCACAAAGGTTATTTAGTAAAAGTAGGTAGTGGATTTACTCAAGAGCAGCGTTTGCAATATATGGATGGTTCTATTGTAGGAAAAACAATAACTGTACAATATTTTGAGGAAACTGCAAATCAAGAAGGTGGGATAAGTTTAAGATTTCCTACAGTAAAAATAATACACGGAGAAAAAAGAGAATTATGATAGAATTTTTAAAACATTTATTTGGATTTTGTGGTGAACATTGGCACCCAAATGTATTTACTTTAGCAGCTTCAGTTCCAATTATTGGACCAGCTATTTACTATGTTAAATGTAAGTGTGGAGGTTGGTTTAAACATAAAAAGAATTGTAAACATAAAAATTAATAATATGTGCATGTCAGGAATACATTATGAAATTGAAGATGAGGTTTGGGAAGAGGAATTATACCAAAAAAGAGTTGACGAGTTAAAAGTTAATAATAAATTAATCTGTAAATACTCAGGACTTCCTTCAATTTGGGCTTATGAAAAATAAAGTATTAGATTATATTAAAAATGTATTAGAAGTACCAAGAGATGAATATAATGGTATGCCTGTTTGTCCTTTTGCTAAACAAGAAAGAGAAACTGATAATATTTACATAGATAATATAACTACTAAAAATGATTTTATTATTTGCATGCATAAATTTATTAAATCAGGTAAAAACTCAGCTGTGTTTATTCAAGAACATGCTGAAATGGATGAAAGGGATACTAAACGTTATCAACATTTTTTAAATAAAGTATTAGAAGCATCAGATCAAAGTAATTGGAAAGCATTATGTATTAATCCTAATGATAAATTAGAAGTGGATGGTTTTAATGCTAGAGCATTAGCTCCTTGTTTTTTAGTTTTGATAAATAATTTAGAGGACATAAATTCAGCTCATAAAACTATTTTAAATACTAAATACTTTGATAAAATGGATGGTAAATATAAAAAATATTTAGGTGTATGAAATTAGCTGTAATTGCACATGATGGTAAGAAAGCAGATATGGTTTCTTTTGTAATGAAACGAATGAATTTCTTTAAAAGAGATGATGTTGAATTAGTTGGAACAGGTACAACAGGTACTATGATTCAACATGCAGGATTAAAAGTTGACTTAGTTGCATCTGGACCAATGGGAGGTGATGCTCAAATTGGTGCTATGGTAACTGAAGGTGAAATTGATGGTGTTATATTTTTTAGGGATCCTTTAGATAAACACCCTCATGATGTTGATATTAGTATGTTGTTGAGATTATGTGATGTGCATGATATTCCTTTAGCAACTAATTATAAATCAGCTCATATAATAATTAAATATTTTAAAAATAAATAATGAAAGTACCCAAAAAACCAAGTGGTAGGCGAGCAATGCCTTTTTATTGGTGGAGACGTTTTAAATCACATAAAAATTTACCTTACAAAGCAAGATTATTAGATAAAATTACAAATGGTGATTTTGATCCAACCCCATTTTTTCAAGAAGCAGAGTGGGAATTACATTGGATGAAAGAAGAACAAGATGATTTTAAAGATAATTATAAAGGTAATTTAGATGAAATAGAACAAGATATTCGTTATCTTGAAATTGAATTAAGAGCTAGAAAACGTTATAATAAGTTATATGAAGACGGAATGAAAGATGAAGCTGATAGAATGGATAGATTAGTTAATAATTTCAGTAAACATTTTAAAGTTAATAGAAGTAAAATGCATGATATTGTTTATAGTTTTGATGGTACTATTTTAGAATTATATAGATTTATGCAAAAAGATTTGGTTACCTGAGAAAGGGTTCGTATATTTACCCTGTAAATAGGGTTAGAGCCCAATAAATAATAAAGGTTATGATGAATAAAGAAATGATTAATGAATTGGTTGGTTATGAAGGTAAGCAGTTTAGTGATAACTTTAGTAATACAAATAGTAGTTTGTGTTTAAAAGTTGATGCTGAGAACGACACTGTGTATTACCAGGAGTGTTATAGTCAGTATGGTAATTTTACTGGTAAGAATATTAAGGGTGAAAAACGTACTGATGAGCTTCGTCACCCACGTACAGGTCTTAAAACAATGACCTTACACCAATTTTATGGTGCTGCAATTGGTTGGATTTAATTAAATGGAAGTTATGTTAGAAGTAAATATTATAGAAGTTATTAATTTAATACTAGTTAGTATTATATTAGGAATGGTAGTTGGAAGCGGAATTAGTTTTAAAAAATAAAGTTATGTCTAAGTTTACAAGTTGTTTAAATAAAGGATTCCAAATGGAATTTGAAAATGGATTTAGGATCTCTGTTCAGTGGGGTATAGGTAATTACTGTGCTGTTAGAGAAATAGATGCATATGGTACTCCCCCAAAACAAGATTACTGGGAATCAGCAAGTGCTGAAATTGCTGTATTTGATGGTGATTCAAGGTTTATTGATATAAGAGAAGATGATATGGTTGCTGGATGGTTGTCAACTGACACTGTAGCTAAAGTAATTGCTATTGTGAGTTCAGCTAAAACATCAAATGAAATAAGTAAAAAATGTCAAGCACTTAATTTATAAAAATGGCTAAATACCAAGATTTAAATAAGGAAATGCTTCGTATGATGACTATAACTGAAAGGTTTAATTACATAGCATATAAAAAGCGAATGGCAATGGAGTTAAAAAAGGATCCTAGAACCAAACAATGGGTAGATGAGGATAATGATGAGTGGGATGGATGGAATGACGGTAGTGATAATTCCAGCGGTGACGGAGAAGATTCAAATGAGTATTAATTAAAATTACCTAACGATGACTGAAGGTTTATTGGGTCTTATTGGTGTTGTTGTGTTATTTATTTTAACATTTGTGTGGTGTGTAGCGGAGGAGTATTTTAAGAAAAAAGCTAAACGCAAGTATGACAAGCAAATGTCCAAGTATGACACGTGGAAGAAATGGACTAATAGTATATGAACAACTAGTGAGGGGGAATATAAACCAAAACACACCCTATGTTAACCCCTTTTCCCCGCGCCTCCAACCCTTACCTATAGGAACGAGTATATATTACGAACCGCAAAGTAAACGCGTTGTTCGCGACTATTCACAAAGGCATGTGTAAAATGGCTTGGAAAATGAAAAAAGGGTTTGTATATTTAAGTAAGATATGGTAAAGTCGCGTGTAGGTGCGGTGGAGTGGGTGATTGCGTGTTATGAGCATGCATTGGTGGTGCAGAATACGACGGTAGGGAGGCATACACCAGTACCTAAGCCGTACCGTTTACCTTACTATAAGTTATTGTAGTATTATTTATTTATTATTTATGTAGTACCTTGTGTAGGGGTGGTTAGTACTTTGTACGTAACTATCCCTACCGTTGTTGGTACTGGATAATATATTCTCACCGCTATATCCCTTACACATGCATATAATATTTTTGCCGCCGTACCGCGTACGCACGTAATAATTACCCACGGATAGCCGCCGTCCATCGGGCGTGTATATGCGCAAAAAAAGTTTTAGCTGTCTTTATGGTTCGAAAACGATCTTAAATCATCGATTGTATATAAGGATATATATGGGTAAAGGGATTAAAATTTATGATATGTGGATTCTTTTTTTTAAAAAAATTTTGATTATCGATAAAATATATACGGAGATATTTGGAGAAGCGAGAAAGGGTTCGTATATTTAGGTATATTAAAATTAAAGTTATGACAATCGAACAATTTAAAGAAAAACACAATGAGTGGGGTTATCCAGATACAAATAATGTATTAATGAGAATAGCTTCAAATTTATCAGATTTACACATCGAAAAAACATTTTTTACAGATGAAGAAATGGATAATAAATTAAATGCACTTAAAAAATATATATTTGATTATCAAGAAGTTTTAAGAAAAGAAAAAGAAAATGTGTAAAATATTTGGTTCCCCAAGAGAGGGTTCGTATATTCACCACATAATAATTAATAAATAAAAATCAAGGTTATGCTAAACGAAGAAACATTACAAACAGCAAAGTATTTAAGTAAAGAAAATATTAAATCACTTGCACCAGCAGTATTTGCTAAAACACCTAGTAGTGAGGTGTCAAAACACTATACTCATATTCCAACAGAAAGAGTTATTGATGATATGGAGTTATTGGGTTGGAAAGTTATTGAAGCTAAGGAAGTAAAAGCAAGAAAAAAATCAACTAGAGGTTTTCAAAAGCACTTATTAGTGTTTAGAAATGATGAAGTTGTTATTAATGGTAAAGATGGTGATACAGTTTTTCCACAAATATTAATGACTAATTCTCATGATGGTAAAAATGCTTTTAATTTTGAAGCAGGTTTATATAGATTAGTTTGTTCTAATGGATTGGTAATTGCCGATACAAGATTTGAGTCAGTTAGAATGAGACATATGGGTTATTCATTTGATGATTTACAAGAAAAAATCAAAGAAATGGTTGAAAATCTTCCATTAACAGTTGAATCAATGAATAAAATGAAAGCTACAGAGTTAGAGCAAAAACAAATTTTAGATTTTGCTAAAGAAGCTTTAAATACTAGATTTAATGAGAATGAATTAAATAGAATTAAAATAGATATGGATGAATTCATCAAACCAGTTAGAAAAGAAGATGAAGGAAAAGATCTATGGTCAGTATTTAATGTAGTTCAAGAGAAAATTATTGATGGAGATTTTGAATATATTGCAGGTGGTAAGCTTAGAAAAGCTAGAGAAATTAAAAATTTCAAGCAAGATATGAAAATAAATAAAGAGTTATTTAATGTTGCTTTAGAGTATGCCTCATAAGAATATAGTTTGGATAAATGGATGTTTTGATGTGCTCCACATGGGGCATATCAAACTCTTCCAAAGAGCAAGACAAATGGGTCTTCCGGTGATAGTGGGGATAGATACAGATGATAGAATTCAGTCGATGAAGGGAAAGGACCGTCCTATAAATAACTTACAACATAGGGTAGAATTTTTAAAAGCTATTAAATATATAGATGCGGTAGTATCTTTTTCAACGGATGATGAATTAATTGAATTAATTAAAGAACATTCCCCAAGATATATGTTAATTGGTGATGACTATAAAGATAAAAAAATAATAGGTAGTGAATTCATCAAGGAGATAATATATGTAAAGAGATATGGTGATCTAAGTTCTTCGGATATTATAAACGGAGCCCACAACTCGTGATATTTATAATAAAATAATTCCAGTATGGCAACATATACAGCAGCACAAATGCACAATAGCGGAACGTTAGGAGAAGAACTGTCAGGAGCTAAAACATTTACCGTTCTTAACGTAACGGCGTCTAATAAAAATTTCCCAATTGGTTATCTTACACTGGAAGGGAATTCAACCGCTAATCAAAACTTAACTTCTACTACCCAACTTACGGGATCATTTGGATCATTTAATGGGAATGTAACACAATCTCTTATTGTCTCAAGCTCTACCCATTGGGCTATACCAATTGGAAGAGGAAATGGTAGTGGATCATTTCAATTTACCCCAACTCAAACAATTGCTGCTAACTCATATTACATAAAATCAACCGGTAATTTTAGTTTAGTTATATCATAATGTATAATAATGTGTAATACTGTATATACGTATTTATAGATGCTATATTGTAGAAGAGAGAAGTTTCGAGACGGCTTTAGATAAATTTGGAGAAGCAAGATATTTTTCGTATATTCACGTCACAAAATAAAGGTTATAAACATGCAAAGAATTTCAATAAAAGAATCAAAACAATTTTTTCCCGCTAAAGATGTATCTAATGCTTCTTATTTTACTTTATCACCCTCTCCTAGAGGTGAAGGATGGGAAAGTGTAACATATTTTACAAATCGTAAAAAACTTTCTTATACCAATCGTGATGGAGATCATGATTCTTGGGTTTATGTTTTATCTAATCCTGTTCAACCGGGTATTTTAAAAATTGGTTATACTAGCAATACTCCCGAAGAAAGAGCAAGACAATTATCAAATTCAACAGGTGTAGCAATGCCTTATGAAGTTGAATATGCTTATAGTTGTTGGAATGGGTTAGAATTAGAAAAGGATATTCATGAAAGATTACATGAATATCGCTTGAATAATCAACGTGAATTTTTTCAAGTTGATTTGGAGGAGGTAAAAGATGTTATTAATGAAATAGGTGAAAGTTATGTATAAAAATATATTAATATTATTAGGTTTTTTTAGTTTATTCTCATGTACTAAAGAAACTATTTATCCAACACCATGTAATGGTGATTGTGAAACATCATGGGAAGTAATTTATAAAAATCAATTTGTAAATCCTAACAGTGATGGTTATTTTGAAATTCAATGGGATGATTTAGATTATTTTCAAATACAAGGTAGTTTAACCCCATTAAATGATGAGTATGTTATAAATGGAGTTCCATTAGTTGAATCTAGTTTTGATTCCGATTATTGGGTTATTATGGATTCTATACAATTTCAAACCCCCATGTATAGTTATTTAGGTTGGTTTAATGACGATAACCTTGAAAACCCAATTCCCATTGGTAACTACGTTTATACTATGTCTAACTTAATGGATATTCACCCACCAACTAATATAGCTGGTTATCAAATTCCTGAAAATTTTTGTTCTGAATGTCCATATGCTACTACGCTTTTAGGTTCACATTCTAAATATAATTACTCCCCAAAACAAAATTTTATGTTAGATAATGAAATGATAGGAGATACAATCAATGTATTTACTAAAACACTATTTAACTCAGATATAGGAGAAAATACTATTATAGAAAATAATATCAAAATTATTATATTATGAATTTAGGTTATGCATGTATTAACACAGCATTAAAATCAGGAGGTATTTTTACAAATAGAACAATGCGTAGAAAAACGTTTGATTCTAAAGGTTTAGATTATGTATCTGAACTTGCTCTTCAAAATGTAAAAGATCTTGAAACACACATCAATTGGAATCATGAGTTTGGTATTAAATTATTTAGATTATCATCTCAAATATTTCCTTGGATGGAAGAATATAATTGGGAGGATTTAAAAGATTGGGATGAAATCAAAGACCGAATGTTAGAAATAGGTCAATATGCTAAAAATTACAACCAACGTCTTACTATGCATCCAGGCCCATTTCATTGTTTAGCTTCACCAAATGATAAGGTTGTTAAACGCACAGTTATAGGCCTAAATAAACATTCAGAACAATTTGATATGATGGGTTATGAACCTAGTCATTATAATAAAATAAACATACACGTTGGGGGTGCTTATGGTGATAAAGAAGCCGCATTGGAACGTTTTTGTAAAAATTTTGAATTATTAGATGACAATACTAAAAAACGTCTTGTAGTTGAAAATGATGATTCTCCAACAGAATACTCTGTAAAAGATTTATATGAAGGTGTTTATAAAAGAATTGGTACACCTATTACATTTGATTATTTCCACCATAAATTTAATACAGGTGGTCAAACTGAAGAAGAGGCACTTAAATTAGCAGCTACTACATGGCCTAAAGGTGTTACTCAATGTTGTCACTATTCTGAAAGTAGACAAAAGGAAAAATTAGATGAATCTATTAGACCACAGGCGCACTCAGATTTAATTTATAATAAAATTAATACTTATGGTTTAAATCCTGATATTGTTATTGAAGCTAAATTAAAAGAACAAGCGATATTTAATAAAGTAATTTAAAGACTTCCGCGAAAATATTTGGTTTCCCGAGAGAGGGTTCGTATATTTACAGAGTAAATAATTAATAATAATAAAGGTTATGTCAAATTCAAACACAATTAAAAGAGGTCGTCCAAGTAAAATTAATTCTCCTCAAACAGTAAGCATTAATGTAAAAACTGTTAAAATGAATGATTTAAATTTCGATAAGAAATTATTTAAACCAATGAAAACTAGAACTAAAGTTGATGCATTTTTTAGTTCAGATAATGGTATTATGCCAGGTACAAATGTTGTAATTACAGGTGATCCAGGTGTTGGTAAAACTACTGTTTTATTAGATATTTTAGGTGATCTTAATAAAAACAAGAAAAAATGTTTATTTATATCAGGTGAGATGAATGCTATTGATATGGTTGGTTATGTTAAAAGATTCCCTAAATTTGGTAAATTAGATATTTTATTTATGGGTGATTATACAGAAGTTAATCCTGATGTAGTTTTAAGAACAGCCCTTAAAGAAGGATATGATTGTGTATTAATTGATTCACTTGCTGAAATATCAGATAGTTATGTAGATTACTTTGGTGGTACTGGAAAGTCAAATACCAATAGAATTCTTCAATTACTTGATGAGCATAATTTAGGTAATAATGAATCTAAAACTAATACTACATTTTTGATTATTCAACAAGTTACTAAAGGTGGTACATTTGTTGGTTCAAATAAAATTAAACATATGACAACAGCAATGGGTCATTTAAAATTTGATGATCAAGGTAGATACTTACATTTTAGTAAAAACCGAAGAGGTGGTAATGGTAATAAATTATACTTTAATTTAAATTCTAGAAATAAAGTTAATTGGTTATTTGATGAGCCAATGAATATGATATAATGAAAAAGAAGAAGAAGAAGTTGGATTTCAACGGTGGGTGGTCTCATGGAGAAGCTGCCCACCATATTGGAAAAAAGTTAACAGAAAAAGTAGTAAAAAGTAAAAAAGATTATAAAAGAAAATCAAAACATCCTAAAAATTGGGAGTTTGGTGAAGATGAGTATTAATTTAAAATAAATAAAAGTTATGGCAAGAATAAATGTAAACACAAAAAATAGTATGTTACTTAATAATAGGTTATATATTACAGCTTTAAAAGCACAAATGATAAATCCAAAATTACAAGAATTTATCGTTACAGGAAATAATGTAAATCATCCTACAAAAGGAATGTTTTATGAATATACAGGTAACTACTCAAGAAAATCATAATGAACGATATTCAAAAAAGATTTGTTGAAAAAGCAACTTCATCTGAGATTTTAAATGTAGTTGAGTTATTAGATAAAGCATCTAATAGTGGTAAGTTAGTTGAAGTAGTATATACAGCTATGGAAACTATAAAGTCTAATAATTTTATCACAATCCCACTTGCATTACAAATAGCTTGTGAGGATTGGGATATTTAAAAAATAATAATATGGATAATAAATTTGAAAAAAATTCAAAACCAGTTACAATGGAAGAAATGGTATCATTACATGATGAATGGTGGAATAGTTTATCTGATAAAGATAAAGAAAAATTATTTCAAGAACAAAAAGAAGCAGAAGATTATTTCTACAATATTAAACAACAAGACTCCCCTAAATAATTTTTAAGTCAGAGTGGTGGAATAGGTAGACACGTTGGACTTAAAATCCAATGAACAGTAATGTTCGTGCGGGTTCGATTCCCGCCTCTGATACTAGGGATCAGTAGCTCAGCTGGATAGAGCATTAGCCTTCTAAGCTAACGGTCGCAGGTTCGAATCCTGCCTGATTCACTAGGACTTATAGCTCAGTTGGTTAGAGCACTTCACTCATAATGAATAGGTCCCTGGTTCGAGTCCAGGTAGGTCCACCTAGTTTTTACAAAATTGCAAAATAATTTGGATTACTAGTATTTATAACATATATTAAATGTTATGGGTCACTACGAAGATGAATTAGTTGAAATTTACAATGAGGTTGTTGCTGAAGGTATCAAAAAAGAGTTTGATCATCAGCTTGAAAAAATGAAACAACAACCAAAGCATAGTCATAAATCTGTAAAAGAAAAGTGGGGTTATGCTCTCTATAGGGTTAAAGGAGGGCCATCACTTGATAAGTACTAATATTTATGATAAAAATGCTTAATTTAGAAAATCTGTTTAGTTTATTTAGTCCCGAAAATGTAAAATCGGATCCTAAAACTTACCTTGACTTTGAAAATCAACCCCTTTATTATTGTGGTATGTGGAAAAAATTAATTTTAAACCACTTAAATTTTTCAAAAAAAGTAGCTAACTTCTTTGCTGCCTCTAATGGTGAATTTGATATAGAAGATATTAGAGAAGCAGGAAAATTTGTTGCATTTAATAGAGCATGGTTTTATATAAATAAATTAGATTTAAATAATGATGATCACATACTTACTATTTTAAGTTATAGTGATGATGAATTTGTAGCTACATTAGAAATGGGTATTAAGCATTTTACATCATCAGAAGAGTACGAAAAATGTGCTAAATTACTAAAAATCAAAAACATTTCAAGAAAAAGTTAATCTAAGTTTGGTTACCATATCTCTTTCTAGTACCTTGGAGATACAGGGTTTTAAAGAAAATAGAGAGATAAGGGAATTAGGAATAGGGGGTGGATGATACAGGAGGGATTCGTATATTCCAGCATATTAATTAATAAATTACAATTATGGCATTTAGAAATAAAGGATTAGTAGACAAAAGATTTACTAATATCAAATCAAAAATTAAAAACCTAGATTTAATGGTTGCAAGAGGTCAATCCTCAGCTAAAGATTTTAGAAATGGTTTAAAAGATTTATATGAATCTATAGAAGATTTAGAATCAATAGTAGAAAAAGAAGCCTCACCACTAAAATTCGGTTAAAATAAAAATAAAAGTTATGAAATTATCAGCAGAACAAATCCAATCTAATTGGGAAATCTTTACTAATAATATAGAAACATACATATCAGGAGATAGAAAAGAAAAATTATTAAAATTTTATTCTAAATTCCAAGATAGGTTAATGTTAATGCCTGCTTCACATAAAAAAGAATACCACAATGCATTTCCAGGTGGTTATATTGAACACGTTAACAGAGTAGTAGAATGTGCTTTAAAACAATATGATTTATGGAAAAGTGAAGGTTGTGATATGTCTACTTTTACTAAAGAAGAGTTAGTATTCTCAGCTATTAACCATGATTTAGGTAAAATGGGAGACGAAACACATGAATCTTATTTACCCCAGACTGATAAGTGGAGAAGAGAAAAATTAGGTGAGGATTATATGCATAACAAAGAAATTGCTTTTGCTGCAGTACCAGATAGAGGTTTATTTTTACTTCAACAACATGACGTTAAATATACTTTTAATGAAATGGTTGCTATTCAAACTCATGATGGTTTATATGATATAGCTAATGAAAAATACCTAAAATCATATATGCCAGAAACAAAACCAAGAACTGCTTTACCTTTTATACTACATTTTGCAGATATGATGGCTGCTAGAATTGAATTTGAAAGAGAGTGGTTACCAAAATTTAAAAATAACTTGGATGGTAAAAAAGAAAATTATACATTGAATACTAATAGCAAAAAATCTAATGCTAATACTAAAAATAAAGCATTAGGTACTATTAAAAGCGAAGGCTTAAAAAATATATTTGATAAATTATGATCATAACAGTACCAACCATTATTATAATTCTACTTTCAGTTGTTTGTATCATTTTAGGATTTACAACGTTAAATTTACTTAGAAAAAACGAAAAAGCAGAGGATATTGTAGTTGGATATCTTGAATACCTAGATAAAATATCTAGAGTTATTGAAGCTGCAGAAGCTAAAGTCAAAAAAATTGACATTAAAGGTTCATTTGCATCAGATGATGAAATAGGTTTTTTCTTTAAACAAATTAAACAAATACAAAGTATCTTAAATGAGTTCCAGTTGAAAAAATTTAAATAATGGATGAAATAATAAGAAGGCACAAAGCCCAAAAACAGGGCAGAGTTTATTTTACAAAAGAAACAGAAAAAGCGATTGTTAGTTATAATCGCTCTTCTGATCCGGAAGAACGAAGTAAATTATATGAAGAAAAAATACATTGGGCTTTTTATAAATTAACAGAAAATATAATTCATACCTTTAAATTTTATTATACTGATGGAGTTGAAAATCTAGAAGATCTACAACATGAAATAATGGTATTTTTATTATCAAAAATCCATAAATTTGATCCTACTAATGGGGCTAAAGCATACTCTTATTTTGGAACTATAGTTAAAAGATGGTTAATAGTTTATAATCAAAAAAATTATGGTAAGAAAATAAATAATATTTCAATTTCAGATTTAAACCATTATTCACAATTAGATACAACAGATCCATCATTTATTACATCTAAAAGAGTTGAAGAGGATGTTCAAACAGTAATTAAACATGAGGAATTTAGTAATATGCCTCATTCTAAAATACCAAAAGAATATAAATACGAAGATAGATTGTCTTTATTTGTAGATGAATATATAGAATATTGTACAGATAGAATATATGAATTATTTCCTAAAGGTAATGATGCTACTATAGCTGATGCTATTTTAGAATTATTTAGAAAAAGAGATAATATAGATGTTTTTAATAAAAAAGCACTTTATATTTACATACGTGAAATGGTTGATGTAAAAACTCCTAAAATTACAAAAATAGCAAATAAATTATATGGTATTTTTAAAGAAAAATATTTATTCTATCTAGAACACGGTTATTTTCCTCCAAAATAGTTTTAAAAATATATATTTATAACCAAAAAATTATGGGACAATTAGATTCATTAATTTTTGGTAAAAAAACATTTTCTGATATTTTAGAAGAAATTTACCAAAATCAAAAAAAGAGAGATGCTCAAGTTGTTGCTTTAATTTCTGAGTTAAAACCTCTAGTTCAAGAAATAGGTGATGCAACTCTTATAGTACCACTTATAAAAGAATATATGGAAATAGGGGTAAAGAATGATGATGCCTTAATTAAAATGGCTACAATCGTTCAAAGAGCACTACAAAACCAAAACGATGATGGTGGGTTAGGTATTACAGACGAAGAAAAGGAAGCATTACTAGCTGAAATGGAGAAACTCCAGTCAGATAAAAAAGCATAAATATGCCAAGATTATCAACCACATTAGCTTCATTTAACCCTATTGTAACTGCTAAAGCAGGTAAAGCAAATGTTTTTGCTGCTAGGGTAAAATTTTCAATGATAGACGATAAAACCCAAAGTCAAGTATTTAAAGATTTTGGAGAATGGAGTTCTATTGGTTGTATATTTTTTGACAGGTTAAATCAACCAAATTCAAATCCTAAATTTACATCAGATAATTTTGCAAAACCATTATTTCCAAATAATTCAAATATACCTTTACATAATGAAATAGTGTATATAATGGCATTACCTAATAGTAGTGTTCAATCTGATGTTAATAATTTATCATATTATTATTTCCAACCTATTAATATATGGAATAGTACACATCATAATGCAATACCAGATCCTATTTATGGAGATGCAAACCCAGAATCTCAACAAGCTGATTATCAACAAACAGAAGCAGGATCAGTTAGAAGAGTAACAGATGGTGGTACTGAAATTGATTTAGGAAATAATTTTCAAGAAAAATTAGAGGTAAGAAATTTACAACCCTATGCTGGAGATTTAATATATCAAGGAAGATGGGGTCAAACACTTAGATTTGGTTCAACTGTACAAGGAGCACAAATTCCAAATCCATGGTCTAATGCTGGTGCTGATGGGGATCCTATTACTATCTTAAAAAATGGTCAACATGAAGATAGTTCTGAACCATGGATTCCACAAGTTGAAGATATTAATACAGATAAATCAAGTATTTATTTAACATCAACACAAGAAATACCAATTGATTTAGCAAGTAAAAATTATAAATCATATAACTCATCACCTGAAGCTGCTCCTAAATTTACAGGTGAACAGGTAATTATAAACTCAGGGAGATTATTATTTAATTCAAAAACAGATAATATATTATTATCATCATTTGACACAATTAATTTAAATTCAGTTAATAGTTTAAATGTTGATACTCCTAAAACTATAATAGCATCAAAAGAAATTTATTTAGGTGATAAAAATGCAACAGAACCAGTAATATTAGGTGATAAATTTTTAGGTGACTTATCTAGATTATTAACATCTTTAATATCATTGTGTGGTGCTTTAGGTACTCCTATAGGAGCAGGACCACCATTTGTTGTAAATGCAGCAATACCAGGCCCTGCTACTCAAACATTAGTAAAAGCACAAAATATGCTTAATAAAATTCAACAATATAAATCAAAGGTTAGTAAATCTAAATAAAAATGTCGGTATTATCAAAATTATTAGTAAAATCTACAACGCGAGTTATAAAAAATACTGCTAAATTTGAATTAGCAGTTGATGATTTAATTGAAAAATTTAATTTATCATGTCCTCCTAAAGATCAGTTACTAAAAATTGTAGAACAAAAAAACCAAATTCAATCTGCCCTACAAAATGTATTAGGTGAATTTTCTAAAGTTGATAAAACTGTTAAAACAACAGAAACAATAGTAACAACTGTAGAAGCAGCAGTTAGAGTTATTAAAGCAATCCCAGTACCAACTTCAGTACCTCCTGGTATTGGTATTCCTATTAATGTAATAACATTATTAGCTGATTCATTAGATACATTAGGAGATTTAGTAAAAGGAGCAAAGGGATCCCTTAAAATAGTTCCAACTGTATCAAAATCAGTAACTGAATCAGCACAAACAATATTAGATAAATTAACTGAATTAGATGGAAAGCTAAATATTTGTATTGAGGAATTAGCAGAGGGAATGAATGATCAAGAAAAAAGTGAGTTATTAAATGAAATAGGAAATGTAGCAGCAGCATCAGGTTTATCTACTAATGTAAATTTAAATGTAGCAAATGAAGAAGAATTAGTTAAAAGATTACAACCAGGAGCAACTAATAGGTTTTTATATCAAAAAACTGGATTTCCAAACCCAGACTGGTTACTTACTATAGAGTATAATAATAAAAATGAATTTACTTTTCCCCAAAGAAGAATTAGAGCAGAAAATATAAATAAATTTGATGGTAATCCTTATAAAGGTGTTGTTGTTTATAACATTTATGGTAAAAAATACTCATATAGTACATCAGTAGAAGTATTAGTTGATGAAGTTAAATTTGTAATAGAACAATTAGATACAAATTGGTATAAAAATAATAACCCTGATTTTAATACATCAGGACAATTTAATACTCAAACTCAACAAGTAGATAGACCTTCTACTAGTACACCTACAGCACCTAGGGAACCAATTAAATTTAATATGAACCCATTATTTAATAATGGTAAAGAATCTAAAAGAATAAATTTACCAACTAATATTAATGGCTTAAACAATATACTAAATGGTAGAGTTATTACAACACGACCTTCACAATCAATAGAAATTAATGTTGATACTGGGTTTAATGTAGGTCGTTTAGCTGGATTAGATCCATTTGTAAAACTAAAATTTACCCCAGATATACTTAAATCAATAAACCCATCACAAAATCCAGATTTTAGAGTAAGAACATTAAGTGTTACAGATGAGCGTGAATATACAAGAAAATTTACGTATAATGAACCTGGCGAATACACATTTAAATTAGAAGTTGTTGAACAATTTGATGTATTACCAACAAATAATCCTGAACTTAAAGCTGAGGCTTGGGTAAAATTATTTGAAAACGATTAAAAAATTAATAATAATAATATTTATAATAAAAAATGAAGTCATCAGAGTTAAAAAATTTAATAAAAGAAGCAGTTAGAGAAGCAATTCAAGAAGAATTAAAAGATATTTTATTGGAAGCTGTAAAAACTCCTAAAGTTTCTCACCAACAGATAACATCAACTCCAGTTGTAGAACATCAAGCTCCGCAACAACCAGTTATGTCAGCTTCCGAAAGACGAGAAGCATATAAAAATATATTAGGTGACACAGCAGCTGCTTTTTCAACTAACAATGTGCCTCAAAGTTTTACACCCCAACCTGGTTATGATTCAGCAAATGGAACATTACCATCAGGAGAAGTTAATATGTCACAAATAGCATCATTAATGAAAAAATAATGGCAAGAATAATAGCAAGTAAATATCCTATTGATTCAATCGGAAGAAAAGCCGTAGGGTTTTCTCTTCCATTTAATGGACCTGCTGTTTTTAATCCTACATTTACCACTAGAGATCAAACAAAATCTAATTTAATTAATTATTTGCTAACTAATAGAGGTGAAAGAGTATTTAATCCTAATTTTGGGGCTGATCTAAGAAATTTATTATTTGAACAAATATTAGACAGAACAACTGAAGACTTAAAAAATAGAATTCAAAATGATATTTCAATTTTTTTCCCAAATGTTGTAATATTAGAAATTCAATTTGACAATGAACCAGATAATAATGAAATTAATTTTACATTAACTTATCAAATCCAAAATTTTGATATTACTGATGAAATAAACATACTACTACAATAATGGCTGATTTAAAAAGAGACATAAGATATATTGATAGGGATTTTAACCAATTTAGAAATGCTTTAATTAACTATTCTAAAACTTATTTTCCTGATACTTATAATGATTTCACAGACACATCTACTGGTATGCTATTTATGGAAATGGCGTCATATGTAGGTGATGTTTTATCATTTTATTTAGATAATCAAATCCAAGAAACATTTATTCAAAAAGCTAGACAGCAAGAAAATTTATATCAAATGGCTTACTTATTAGGTTATGAACCTAAAGTAACTACAGCTGCTAGTGTTGATATTGATTTTTATCAACAAGTACCAGCTAAACTATCAGGAAGTGAATATGTACCTGATTATGATTATGCAATGATTATCCCAGAAAATACTCAAATTACTTCTAATGTTGATTCAACACAACAATTTTTAATAGAAGATGTTATTGATTTCTCAGCATCTGGTTCTTTAGATCCAACAACAGTATCTGTATACCAAATATCGGGAGCTAATCCAACATATTATCTATTAAAGAAAACAAGAAAAGCAATTTCAGCAACTATTAATTCAATTGATTTTACATTTACGGCAGCTGAAAGATTTGATACAAGAACAATTAATGCTTCTAATATTATAGGCATTTTAGATTGTAAAGATACAGATGATAATGAATGGTATGAAGTGCCTAATATGGCTCAAGAAAACGTATTTGATACAATAAGAAACACAAATACAAATGACCCAACTTTTAATATAGAAGAAGATGCTCCATATTTACTTCAATTAAAACAAGTACAAAGAAGATTTGTAACTAGATTTATAGATTCAGGTTCATTACAAATACAATTTGGTGCTGGTTCAACTAAAAATAATGATGAAACTATAGTACCAAATCCTGACAATGTAGGTTTAGGATTACCATTTGAAAGAGATCAATTAACAACCGCATTTTCACCTTTAAATTTTATATTTACAAATACTTACGGTATTGCCCCTTATAATACAACCTTAACATTTAGATATTTAACAGGTGGAGGTGTAAGTTCAAATGTAGAAGCAGGTACATTAACAGTTTTAGATGATACTAATTTTACATTTGTAAATCCTAATCTTTCAGATACAGCTTTAGCTAATCAAATATTTGCATCAGTATCAGCAAATAATGCTTTAGCAGCCGATGGTGGTCAAGATGGGGATACAATTGAAGAATTAAGGTTAAATGCAGTTGGTAATTTCCAAAACCAATTAAGAGCAGTTACTAAAGAAGATTATCTAATTAGAACATTATCAATGCCTTCTAATCTAGGTACTATTGCTAAAGCATATGCAGCGCCAACTAAAATAGCTGAATATCAACCTGGAGAATTACCTACAATTTTAGATTTATATGTTCTAACTTATGATGCAGATAAAAAATTAAGAACAGCATCATCACTAATTAAAAGAAATTTAAGAACATACTTAGCAGAATATAGAATGATTAATGATTCTATTAAAATAAAAGACGCTTTTGTTATTAATATTGAAGTAGTATTTGATATTATAGTATTACCTAATTATAATAATAGTGAAGTTTTAACTAAATGTATAGATTCATTATCTAATTTCTTTGATATAGATGATTGGCAAATAAATCAACCAATATTATTCTCAGATCTCTATGTTTTATTAGATAAAGTAGAAGGTGTTCAAACAGTTAAAAAGATTCAAATTAATAATTTAACAGGTGAGGCATTAGGATATAGTTCATTTGCATATGATATTCCAGGTGCTACAATTGATGATGTAGTATACCCATCAATTGATCCAATGATTTTTGAAGTTAAATTCCCTAATTCAGATATTAAAGGTAGAGTAGTACCAATATAAAATTTAAATTATGGCAACAGGAAGAAATGACATACCAAATATAAAACCAAACGAAGAAGTTAAAGGTATTAGACCAGGATTAGTTGATAGTTTTAATAAAACTAATCTAGATCTAGAAAATAGAGCTCCTTTAGGAGGTCCTATTAATACTGATCCTGTTACAATAAATGGTGTTGAATATGGTGGTTTTTCAGCTAAATATTCTCCAACAGAACCTTATTTGCAAAGAGGAGGCCAACAATCAGCACTAGTAACAGTTGATGCTGGTGGTGATGTAACTGATGAAGGAATTTTAAAAGTAACAGCATTAGATATAGCATCAGATGAAGCAGGAACAAAACAAGGAGGAACTGGAGGTCCAAATAGAGTAGCTCCAAATCAATTTAACACTGTAGGTGGTGAAGGTACTTATACTAATTATAAAGCTTCTACATCCCCAACAACACCTCTTCCTAGTGCAGGTGAACCTTTAAAAACAAGAGATAATAAAGACTCAACATCAAAATTAAATGCTTACACACCAGATAGTACTTATATGGAATCTATAATTAAATATAAATCAGAAAACGAAGATAAAATATAAGATATGGCTGTATATAAAATATTTCCCGAAAAAGATGCAACATTATACACTGAATTTCCAAACAGAAATACAGGTTTAGATCAAATTTTAGAAGCAAATACTTACCTAGCTAATAGTTTAGGTCAAGTAAGTAGGTATTTAGTTAAATTTTCAACTAGTGATATTACAAATGTAATAACTAATAAAATAGGAACTGGAACCCCAGAATGGACTGCTTATTTTAGAAATTATCATGCTGTAGTAACAGGATTAAATCTAGACTCAGAATTAGAATTTTACCCTGTAGCTGGAAATTGGGGAATGGGTACAGGTAGATATAATAATTCTCCTGAAGTTACAAATGGTACAAGTTGGAATTGGTTAGATTATTCAGGTTCAACAGAATGGCCTACAAGTGGTTTTTCAACATATGTAACAGCTTCGTGGTCGGGAAGTGTTGAAGGAGGAGGAAATTGGTATACAGGTTCAAATCTAACATTAGACCCCGTAACTCAATCACAAACATTTACATATGCTAATCCTAAAGATATACTTGTAGATGTTAAAAATACAGTTGAAACATGGTATAGCTACTCTTTAGATAACTCAGATGGATTTGTTAATCAAGGATTTTTAGTTAAACAACCTTCATCTGTTGAATTTTTAAGAACTAAAGCTAATACAAGATCATTTAAATATTTTTCAATTGATACAAATACAATCTACCCTCCTGAATTAGAATTTAGATGGAACGATTTTACATTCGATACAGGTTCATCTACAAATACAGTATTACCTCAAGTAGAAAGCTTTATATCAGTTTATAATAATAAAGGAACATATTACTCGGAAAGTGTACCTAGATTAAGATTTTCGGCTATGCCAAAATACCCAGATAGAGTATTTTTAACAGCATCATTATATACAACAAATTATTATCTACCAGAATCACAATCTTTATACGCTGTAAAAGATACAGAGACAAATGAATTTGTAATTGATTTTGATAGTGATTATACTAGAATTAGTGCTGATGCTACTTCAAGTTATTTTGATCTATATATGAATGGTTTAGAACCTGAAAGATATTATACAATTTTAGTAAAAACTACTATAGGAGATGTTACTAAAGTTTTTGATGAAAATATAATGTTTAAAGTAGTTAACGGATGAGTAAAAACGTAAATTTAAAAAGAACAGTTTTTGATAAAGCTAAATTTAATGAGACAGTTGATACTAATTTTACTCAATTACAAAGTGAATTAGACCCTCAGTTTTTTGACTTAAGTTTGGCTACAATAGAGGATTTTTGGAGTTTATATGAAAAATTCTTCTATGAAATTCCTAAAGAAGGTGATATAAATTCCCATGAATATTTAGTTAAAACAAGTGGTGAGTATATTGATTATCAACCACAAAGAGAAGAAATTGAAGCTTTATTAGAAGAAATAGCAGAGTTAAGAGAAGAAAATTTAGAAGTAAGACAAGAAATAGCTGATGTTGTAGCTAATTTTAATGAAAACAACAACAATAACAATACATCAGAAGCAAGATCAGGTGTATTTAATGATAAAAGAAGAAGAAGAAGAAGAAATAGAAGATCTTAAAATAACTATTAATGGCGAGATATATAGATCAATATAGCGAAGAAAGCTCAACTGGGAAAGAAAGAATAAAAGAAGCAGTAAAAGTTAAAACAACTTCTTCAA